CAGTAAGCACCATAAATCCATCTGTTAATAATAATGCAAGTACAGTTACGCTTTGTAGTGTAGGTGGAAGTGGTGCTACTGCAACCGCTACATCTACAGCGATATTTGCTAATAGCACTAGCATTAGAATTAATGTTACATATTTTACAGCTTAATTGGATAATTAAGTGGAACAAAACAAGGAGTTAAAATGGCTTTAGAAAAACAAATAAAAGATGATTACGAAGTTCGTACAGAATACAAACATATTAATGTTCGTACTAAAACTTCAATTATGGAAGATGGCAAGGAAATATCATTTTCTTATCATAGAAAAGTATTAACACCAGATATGGATATTTCTTCTGAATCAGATGAAATCAAAGCATTAGCTGGTGCAATTTGGACAGATGTTATTAAAAAGGCATGGTCAGATAAACTAAAAGCAGATAAGGAATAAAAATGAATTGGTCAAAATACAAAGAAAAGAAAGGCAAAACAGCAGATTTTGCTAAGAAAGAAAGAGAAATCTCTCCAGCTAAAAAAGAAATCAAAAACGAAGCTGGTGAGGTAGTTCAAGCTAAACAAGATGCAGTAAAAGAAAGTTATATTGTTTGTGCTTGTAAGTGCTGGGATTCTGAAACTGGTGAGGCTATGCCAGACAATGAAAGAGAATGGTCACTAGCACAATTAGAACAAGAAAAGAAAAGATGGGATGATGAAATGGCAAACGCCAAAGCATATAGTGACGGTCTTGCATTAGCTATCGAGGATTTTAAAAAACTTTAAACAATAACAATAGGAGTTAATAATGGCAAAAAAAGAAAAAGAAATGCCTAAAGAAACTGAAATAACATTATTTGATAAGACTTATAAAGAGTCTGAATTAAATGATGAGCAAAAGGTTATGATTAATCATGTTGCTGACTTAGATAGAAAGATTGGCTCTAGTGAATTTAATCTTCAGCAATTAAGATTTGGCAAACAAGCCTTTGTAGATGCATTAAAAGTAAGTTTGGAGAAGAATGAAGAAGAAGAATAAGAGTAACTGGGTTACATCAACATCCTACAATATCCCTATAAAGTTCGTCTTTATAGGGGTGTTGTTAATATTTTGTATTGCTTGTGATGGTGGTTGGTCTGTTGCAGGCTGGGAGGTGAAGTGAATGAAAAACCTCAAACTGCTAGGTCTTACAGGACTAATGTTATTGATGATAACGCTGTTATTAGCATCAACCTTAAATGGATGGCTCAAATTATCGTATTGTGTTCTTGTCTTGTATGGGGTTATTACCGCATTGAAACAAGAATTAAAAAGCTTGAAGAAGGAATGTTGGATGCAAATACAGAGATTAGGAACTTACTTGCTAAACACCAGTTGGAGGAAACTAAATCCAGAAAAGAACTGGAGGAGAAGTTATCCTTCTATGAAAAAGAATTACAAATCAATTTAAACCCTATGAGCTGGGGTAAAAGGAAGAAGAAATAATGGATTTTATGGCTATATATGGGGAAGCAGGGATGATAGGTGTTGTAGGTGCTATGTTTGTATACCTAGTAGTTTCCTTGTCAAATAAGTCAGCTAAACAGCAAGAAGTTTTAGAAAATTTAAAAGTAGAAAATAAAGGGCAATCTGAAACCTTAGAAAATATGGAAGGAATGATTATTAAATTAATAAATAGATGGAACGCATCTGATGATAAACTTGACCGAAAATTTGATGCTTTGTCAAAAGATGTAAATTCAGTTGATAATCAAGTATCAGAAGTAAAAGGAAGTTTAAGTAGAATTAATGGGAGACATTAATGGATAGTTTAAAAGTATCTGGTACAAGTTTTGCAAGTCAAGCAATAGTTTTTATGGATATGCTACCTTATTTTTTAGGTGTAGCTATAGCTGTAATGAATATTATTTACCTGTATTATAAAATAAAAAAAGTAAAGGAGTCTTAAATGGTCGGCAAGATAATAGCTGAATACATATTAGATGATGAGGTCAAAGCAGATTTGATTGCATCAGTTAATAAATCCGTTAATGTGCCTATGATAAATGAAAAGACAGAAGCTAAGATTTTAGAAGCTATCTGGGAATTATTTGAAATGGCAATTAAAAAAAAGTTGGGGTTATAAATGATGAATGTAATAATTACCTTACTCACAACCTCATGTTTGCATGGGTCAATACCAGACATGATTCAATATCCAGAGAGATACTCTGATGTATCATACTCTTTATATGGTGATGTAAAAAAGAAGAAGAAGAAAGGTAAAAAGATTGGTGGTGCAAAAGGAAAGAAGTCTAAGAAGGGTTTCTTCTCAAAGATATTTGGTAGTAAGTAATGGCAAGGGTTAGCTGGATGTGGGGTGGTAAAAAGCACTATGGTACATTGATTCGAGAAACTAAGACTCATAAGTTTGCCAGAACAAAAAATGGTAAAATTAAAAAAATAGTAAAAAAGAAGAAGTAGATTATGCCTAGAAAAAAAACATCCGGTAGAAAAAAATCTCCAGCTTGGCAAAGAAAAGCTGGTAAGAATCCTAAAGGTGGTTTAAATGCTAAAGGTAGAGCAAGCTACAAAAGACAAACAGGTGGTACATTAAAAGCTCCTGTCAAGTCTGGAGATAACCCTAGAAGAGCTAGCTTTCTTGCTAGAATGGGTGGTATGCCCGGCCCAGAAAGAAAGAATGGTAAGCCAACTAGATTGCTATTGTCATTAAGAGCTTGGGGAGCAAGTTCTAAAGCAGATGCAAAAAGAAAAGCAGCAGCAATTAGTAAAAGAAATAAAGCTAAGAAGAAGAGGAAGTAATGAATAAAAAAGTTAAAGCACCAGCTGGATATCATTGGATGAAATCTGGCAGTAGTTATAAGCTTATGAAGCATAGTGGTAAATTTAAACCTCATAGAGGTGCAAGTATGATGGCTAATTTTAAAGTTCAAATGACTCATTCAAAAACAAAAAAGAAGGGGAAGTAATATGAAACATAGTAAGGCTGGTTATGGTGGTAAAAAGTCCATGAAAAAGAAAAAGAAAAAGATGGTAAAAAAGAAGAAATAACTGTGAGAAAATTTAAAAAAGTACCAAAGACTAAAAAAGGTGTACCTAAGAAATATGTTAAAGGTTCAAAGAATAAAAAGAAAAGTGAATCTGAAATACTTAGAACTAGAAAGCTTTACAAGTCTGGTAAGCTAACTCCAGCTATGATGGATAAAATATCAAAACAAAGGAGCAAAAGTGGCAAGAAAACCTATAAAAAGAAAAGCAAAACCAAAAGCAAAAGCAGGCGGAAGTAAAGCTGCAGTTATAAATAAGTACTCAAAAAGTTCTGGAATAGCAAAGTCTACATTATCAAAAGTATATTCTAGGGGATTGGGTGCATATTATTCTAGTGGTTCTAGACCCGGTGTGGGAGCACATCAATGGGCAGCTGGCAGAGTAAGAAGTTTTGCTACAGGTAAAGGCGGTGCTAGAAAAGCAGATGCAGATTTAATTAGAGGTAAAAAGAAAACCACTAGAAAGAAAGCAACTAAAAAGAAATAGAGTTTATATGTTTAAGTTTGGTAAAAGAAGCAAAGAAAGACTTAAAGGCGTTGATATAAAATTAGTTAATGTTCTTAATGAGTTAATAAAGATAATGGATGTAACCATTATAGAAGGATTGCGTAGTGAAGAAAGACAGAAAGAGCTGTTGGAAAAGGGAGCTACTAAGGTTAAATACTCGAAACACATGGAAGGAAAGGCTGTTGATTTAGCTCCCTACCCAATAGATTGGAAAAATAGAGATGGCTTTCATTACATGGGTGGTATGATAAGAGGTATTGCAAAACAGTTAGGTGTTAAAGTAAGATGGGGAGGAGATTGGGATTCTGATGGAGATGTCAAAGATAATGGCTTCGACGATTTAGTTCATGTAGAGTTAATAGATTAATGCCTAAACAATTTTTAAATATAAACGATTTTGGTCGTGGTATAAATACTGTAAAGAACCCTAGAGATTTAGTAGTTGGAGAGGTTGTTGAGTCAGATAACTTTGATATTTCAAACAGAGGAGAGTTGAGACCTAGGGGATTATTTAAAACTGCAGTAAATGGTACTAATGTAACACTACAATCAAACACAGTACCAAATCATACAGCCTCTATCAATCCCGGTAGAGGTTTATTTTATTTTGAGGCAGATGACCCAACTGTAGTAAGAGGTGTATCTATTACAGCAACAGGCTCAACATCTAACCCTACTTCTGGTGCTGATGGTAGTGGTCATTATGCATTAGTATTTAATGGTGGTAATAAAATTTTTATAGATGAAAGTGATTTTTGGACTAGCAATAATATAATACCAGAAACTCTACCAGCAAGAATAAAAGTTACAGGTTCTCTTAATAATGATGGTGTATATACTGTTGTTAATAAATTAAGTAGAGCAAATGGACAAACAATAGTTGGCTCTGATGGTAGTACTACAATGCTAACTATGGGTGGAGGCATTGATAACTGCCTTTTAGTTTTAGCAGAAAATACAATTCAAGATGAAAATGTAGCAGATGATACTGTTGTAAATATTGGGGCTACTGGTTTTGTAGGAGATAATTTTTTAGCATTAGGTAATTTAGATGATGGAAAAGTTGATGTATATGCAGATAGCTCAGATGTTTTTGACACAAATGCTATAAAATTAACAACTGAAGAAAACTCACTAACTTCTTCTGAGTTTGTTTTTTACTACGCAGATAATGTATTAAGAACTGCTGATGGTCAATTTGCAAACAAGTCAGAACCAAAGTGGTTTGGTAAGATAAACAGACAGCAATTTTCTTATATAGAAGGAAACGGCTCTACAATTAACAAAGTTTCTCGTTCACTTCCTAATCAATTTTACGAAAGAAGTACATCATTAAATGCTCCAACATATGCTTCATTTACAGCAGCTGGTAGCGTTAATGGTTCTGCTGAGTTTGGAGCTGATGGACTTGGGTGGGGGTTATCTGTTGGAGAGGCTAGTGAAGAGGGAACTTGGGAAAAAGTTACATATGAATTTGCCTGTTCTTTTATATATGATAAAAACCAAGAGTCTTTATTAAAAGTTTTTGATGCTACTTTTACTCCTACTAATGGATTTAAAGAATTGTATTTTAATGTATACGCAGACCAAAATGTTTTAGAAGCAACTGGTGTTTTAGCAGATAGAACTGGAGGTATAGCTTTAGGAGCATCTGAAATGAGAACAGATGGTAATAGTGCTGAAACAAATTTTCCTGTAGGCTCTAGAGTATTAGATTTGTTTGGTAGGCATATAGGTGATGTTGAAAGTCACACAGTAGCAACTGATGGTAGTGGAGATATAACTATTAATTTTAGAGCACCTACAAATTTTGGAGTTGCTGATGACTCTAACTTACACAAAGAACAAACATATCCAGATAGGGTAAGTGGTGGTAGAATATATATAAGAGAAACCGAAACTAATAACGATTGGATTTTATTTGCCGATATAGATATTACAAAAGGTGTAAGGGCAACATTAAATGGAGATTACAAGCCTTGGGTTCAAGATGGGGATTCTGCTCAAAATTTTAGAATAACATCTTCTACTAGCACAGCAACTGCAAACAGAGGTTTTGATGCTACAACACCAGCAAATAATTATTTTATATTAAAACATAGAGCACCTAGCTTAGATACATATGCAAGCATAAATGGTTTTCCTCAATCAACAAGACAAATTTCTTTTGGTGATGCTGGTACTGGTTATAAAACTGCTACTGTTTGCAACAGAAGGGCTTTTGTAGCAAATGTCCTATATAATGATGGAGCTTTAGTATCTGAAGACGAGTTTGACCATTTTGGTGATAGAATTATGTTTAGCGAAATAGCTAAATATGATACTTTTCCAAATACTAATTTTATAGATGTTACTGTTGGGGATGGAGAAGATTATGTAAAATTAGAAAACTATTCAGATAGATTGCTTGCATACAAACAAAGAACTTTACAGATATTAAATATAGCATCACCATCTCCCTCTAATTGGTTTTTAGAAGACACGGTTGAGTTTGGAGGAATAGCAAAACCATATTCTATTTGTAAAGGAGAAGCTGGTGTGGTTTGGGCAAACTTAAATGGGTTGTTTTTATATAATGGCTCTCAAGTAATTAACTTATTAGAAGGTAAGATAAGTGCAAATGAATGGGCTACATTTTGTGCTAATAAAGAGATGACTTTAGGATATGAGCCTAAAGAAGACCAAGTAATAATAATAGATAGGGCTGATTCATCACTACATGGTTATGTTTACAATTTAAAAACAAATGCTTTTTCTTATGGAAAACATATAGCTCCAAATTCTAGTGGTTCTTTTACTCCAATAATTACTAATTTTGTAAACACTAGTAATGGTCAGTTAGTTGTTGGTTATGATGTGCAATCAACTAATTTAGGTGCTGCTGGTAATGGCAAAGTCCATTTTACAGAATGGGATAATACGCCATCAACTTTTAGTCATTACAAATTAGTAACTCCAGATATTAATTTTGGTTCTCCTTCTACTATTAAAAAAATATATAAAATATATATTCATTATAGAAGTACTGAAAATGTGACTATAACAGCTGGAATGGTTTTTTATCAAGTGAATCAAAACAATAGTTGGGTTGCTTTTAATTCTGGTAGTATGGCAAGGTCTGAGTCATCTGGAGCTGGTTACGATATAGCTGTATTCACACCATCATCTAAATTTGAATGTCAGAGTGTTGCTATTAAAATAGAACCTACAGTAGATACAGGTTTATATATTAACGATATACAAATAGAATATAGAACAATTAGAAAAAGAGTTAGTTGATGTCTAGAGATATAAGAAGAATAATGAATTCAGTAGAGACTCCACAATCTTTTACAGACGGAACTCCAGCATCATCCTTACAAGAAGGTGGCACGTTTATATCTTTAGATAATGGTAGGCTTGCTGTTAGAAGAAAGCACAAAGGTATTGTTTTTAAAACTCTTATGTCAAGAGATGGTAATGAGATTGTAGATAAAAAACTTAGTGCAAATGAATTAGAGTATAAAAGAAGATTTATAGACTATAGATATTTCAATCATAATTTTAAAGACGATATTGGAACAACAAAACATTATTTGCCTTGGTCTGGTGTTGGAGAGCAAACTACTGGTTTAAATGAGCAAAGTTCTTTTTTAGCTCCATTTAAAATGATTTGTCATAAGCTTATTATTAGACCAGAAAACATGAATGATAATACTCAAACTATTACATTTGGCATAGAAAGAATTGATAATGGAGATACAACTCAAGACAGTATTGCTACATTTGCACACACAACAGATTTTGTTGCAAGTACAGTTACGGTTATTAACAACTCTGACTGGAGTGCGTCTCCTATTGTTCCAGCAAATGCATTAGCAACAATGACTATTCAAACATCAAGTTCGGATTTACAAGATGGTGAATCTACGGTTTTTTGGATTACATCAGTTTGGAAAACATTTATAGAAGTTTAAGAGGATATAATTATGTCATACGATAAAGGTAAAACAATAAGAGAATATATGGGTGGTGGATACATGAAACCTATGCAGTATCAAACTGGTGGTTATATCCCCGGAATATCTAGACAGCTATTTGGAATGGGATTAGCTAGAGATGTAGCAACTGCACAACAAGAACAAATAGAGCAAGCTAAAAAACTAGAAAGGCAAGAAAAAAGAAGAGGTTTGTTTAGTACATTAGGAAGTCTTGGTGGTACTGCTCTTGGAGGATTAGCCGCAACAGCACTTGCAGGAGCAACAGGAGGATTAAGCTTACTTGCTATGCCGGCTATAGCTAAAGGTTTAGGCTCTGCTGCTGGTTCTTTTGCTGGAGAAAAATTGGCAGAAGGAGTAACTGATACTAGAGGTGTAGGTAGAAGGTCATCTACTGGTTTATTAGGAAGTGGTTTTGACAGGTTAAAGGATATAAATAAAGAAGCTAGTGAAGGTGCTTTAGGAAGGTCTTTGGCTACAGGACTTAAAACTGGATTGATGGCTGGTGGAAAAGATTTTGGTCAAAAACTTCTTGCTAAATCCCCTAGATTGTTAGGAGATTTTGGTGCTAGAACTTTTGGTTTAGGAGGTGATGCTTTTGCTAGAGATGTAACTGCTCAAGGTTTAGCAGATAATCCTTTCTTAGAAACTATGGATGATGCAGATGATGCATTTGCTTCTGGATTAGATTACTTTGGCTCAGAGCAGTTAGTAGATACATCAAATCTATCAGATGATTTATTTACTTTTAGTACTTTTGCAAAAGGTGGTATGGCTAAAAAGAAAAAGTATGGATATGAAGAAGGTGGAGAAATGAAAATGTACGCAGGCGGTGGTTTAATAAACATGCTACCATTTAACAGGAGGATTATGTAATGGCAGATACAGTACCAGCTATGTTAGAACCCGGTGAATATGTTATTCGTAAAGATGCCGTTGATAAAATAGGAGTAGAAAATTTAGATATGATGAACAATATAGATAGGTCTAGCCAGATGTATATGAGTCATGGTGGCTTAGTTCCTCAACTACAAAATGCACACTCAGCAATAGATGAGTTATTAGCTCTTAATACTCTTGCCAATCAAGATAATGTTGATATGACTAGAGAAAGCTCTATGATGAACAAAGGTGGTCAGTTAAAACCAATACCAAAAGACAACAAAGGTTTAGGTAAGTTGCCAGCTACAGTTCGTAATCGTATGGGCTATATGCAAGAAGGTGGTTTTATAGATAAGGCTGTAAAAAATGACAGCTTAAAACAAGCATTACTAGATAAGCCTATGATTGATTATTTTATAAGAAGCGAAATGAAAGATTCTAAAAATAAACCATCTGGTATGATTCAACAAAAAGTACTATCTGGAAAGCTAGAGCCTAAAGAAGCTTTAAATATGTTGTTAAATTTTGAAAAAGCAAATTACATGAGAAGTCAAGGAGACACAACAAATATTCTTTTTGATATGTTAAAAGATGCTGGCTACCAAGAGGGTGGTAAAGTACCAAAAGACCCAGACCCATTACAAATAGATGCAAGGATGCGTGGAGAGTTTAAAGATGTTGGTACTATCGGTGTTGTCAATCCTAAAAGAAATATGATGTCTGAGCTTTCTAAATTACAAGATGATATATCTATGATAAAATTTTTAAGAGAAAGATTTAAAGACAACCCAGAAAATATGAGAGCACAAATTAGAGTAAGAGAGCTTCCCAATATGGAAGATATAATGGAGATACTTAACGAAGCTTCTAAGATGACTAAACCTAAAAGCGATACTATAAGAGGTTATCAAAATGGTGGTCAAGTATATAGCTTTGGTTCACAAACAACAGAAACTCCAATGCTAGAAGATATATATGAAATGGCTGGTCTTAGACCTATAGCTGAACAAGCTCGTAATTTTCAAGAATATGATGCTAGTAGAGAACAAGGTGCTTTAGCTGACTATAGTAGGGGAGTACAAAACCTTAGAAGTCAAGGAACTGGTGCTCTTGGTCAAGCTAGTTTAAGAGCACAGAATATGGGTGGTGGTTTTGCAGGATTTGGTGGTAGACAAGCATCACAAGACGCTTTAAGAAGGAGAGCTGGTATGCAGTATCAATCTGGTTTAGAACAAGCTGGACAAAGAAGATTTGAAACTATAAGAGGTATGCGTGAGCAGTTTATAGGAGATACTATAGCACAGTTAGGACAATTAGAAGGAACAGAAGGAACGGAAACTGTTGCAAGCTCTGCAAGGGTAGTAAGTCAGTTACCAAGTCGTGATGAGGGTGCTGTAACATACAATGGAACTAGATATGTTTTTTATGATGGTCAATACATAACACAATCTGATTACAATAATATTATGGAAGACCTTCAAAATCAATTTCAAAGTGGAAATTTTGTTCCCTCACTTAATATTACCGGAGGATAAGTAAATGGCAATAAAAAGTAGATATAATGTAGTTCCTATGGGAGATAGCATCAACATAGTGCAACCTAAAAGTGGTACTGATATGTTATTAGAAACTTTATCAGAATATGCTAGTCCAGAAAACAGAAGGGCTGATGCAAGATTAGAACTAGCACAAAAACAAGTTAGTGACAATAGTAGAAGGCAAGATGAAATGCTTTCTCTTAGAAAAGAACAAGTTAAAACAGCTAGAGAAGAATACCTAGAGAAGAAAAAGAGAAGAGAAGCAGAGGACTTAATGACAGGATTTAATCTTGTAGCATCTGGTGTTGAAAAAAATGAGGCGGGATTTAAGACATTAGAAGACCACGCTGCTAAATATCTTAGTGTTAATAATAATGCTTACGACTTAGCTATGCAAACAGTACAAGCTCTAAGAAGTAATACTGAAAGAGAAAACACAGAGATAGATAATATAGGTAACTTTTTTAGTGAATCTATTGAGGGATTTGAATATGAAGATACAATACACAGAGATTTATTTAGAAATAATCCAGAGGTAAAAAAGAGGTTTGTATCCGAATCGCTAGATAAAAGTTTTGGAACTGGTATACTTGATGAGGGTGTGAAAATGGCATATGAAACTGATTTGTCAGTTCTTGGTGGTTTACTAACTTCATACACACAAGCATTGGGAGATGACCAAAAAGCAAAAGCTTTGGCAACATTAAAAAGTGCTTATAAACCTTTTATAGAAAAGTATGGACAATATGGAGTAGGCTCTGCTACTATGGAAGGTTTAGTTGGTTATGAATCTTCAACTGATACTGAACCAAATTTAGATAATATTGGAAAAGTTGAAGATGATGAAGATGAAGGTAATTTATCCTCTACTATTTTAAATTTAATTGGAGGTGTTGCTCAAGCAGCACCCGGAGGTTCTACTGCAGTAGGATTAGCTAGGAGGTTGCCTGTAGACGATATTCTTGATACATTACAAGTTGGTGCTAAAAACATATATGAAAATATTCCTACATATGCAAGAGGTTTTTCTGGAACACCTATACAAACTAGAAAAGAAGGTGGTAAGATAATGTCTAAAAAAGAAATGTATATGCAAAGAAGAAAAAATAAAAAATGAATAAGTCTCAACTCTTATCTAAATATAGAAACACCTATCCAGACTTAAATAATATAGATGATGATAAGTTGTTTAATGCACTTGTCAAAAAGTTTCCAGAATATAAGAATGAGATAACAGATTACTCTAGTGAAACTTCTAAAAATATATTTGACTCTTTGCCAAGTTTTATTAAGCTTGGATATAATCGTTCTATACAGGGTATGGCTCAAGAGATGGCTACAGGAAAGAAAAGGTTTGATTTGTCTGGGTATGAACCCGGAGTCCTTGCTGACTTGGGAGCTGGTATCGCATCTTTTCTTGCTCCTACTGATTTAGCTGTAACGGCTTTAGGTGGTGGTATAGGTGGAGCTGCAGCTAAAAACCTTGCAACTAAGTATGTATTTAAAAACTTAGTTCGTAATGGAGTTAAGGGTAGTGTTGCTAAGAATGTAGCTAGGAACGCATCTGCTAATATAGGCAGACAAGCTGGTGCTTTATCGCTGTACGAAGGATTTGGTGGTGCTTTACAACAGAAAAAAGATACAGGGGAGATACAATTAGGTGGAGTGCTTAAAGATACTGTATCTGGTGCTGTATTAGGTGGGGCTACTGCTGGAGTAGGTACTTACTTAACTGCAAGAGGGGCTAGTACATTAACTAAAGTAGCTGGAGAAACAGCAGCGTTAGGCACAATTACTCCGTTATCAGAAGGAGAGATGCCTACACCACAAGATTATCTAACTGCTGGTGGTATGTTACTTGGATTAAGAGGTGTTTCTAGAGCATTAAACTCTAAGACAGAGTTAGAAAAATTTATTGAGAGAGGTAGAAAACCTTTAACTAAAAGAGAAAAAGTTAGTAATGAACTAGCAGAAGCATATGGTTCAGAGGTAGATACATTAGATTTAGCAAGGCAACAGAATGAAATTTGGATTGATAGAGCTGGTAAGAAATGGAATATAATAAATAAAAAAGGTAACAGTTATACACTAATAGGTTCTGGTACTAATGAAGTTAGAAATGTTAATAAGTTAAGATTTAATAAAACATATAGATTGTCTAGCGAAAATCAAAAAGCTACGTTTGAAGACATACTAAAAGTTAGAAAACAAAACTTAAGAAAGATGGAAAAGGATTTAGGTTTCAATGAATCTAACTTACAGTTTCTTAGAAACAATTCTTTAAACAAAGAAAAACAAAAACTTCTATCAGATACTCAAGTAAAAGAACTTATAGGTGATAGAATAAATTTAGACTTTTTAAACCCTCTTGAACTAGACAGATATAGAAACTCATTAGCTAAAAAGAAATTAGCAAATGACAATATAAATAAAATTAAAGCAGAGGGTTGGGTTACTCAAGAAGCAAAGAGTGGATTGAACAAAGAAAACTTTTTTCCAAAACCTATACAAAACTTATTTAATACATTAAACAGAGCAAAATATAGAGGTTCTCAAAAAGCATCAATAAGAAAGTTTTACAATTCAACTGCAAATTATACAGCAGACAAAGATGTTTTAACTGGAGAGTATATAGGTAGATTAATGAGACTAGGTGTATTTAATCCTAGTAGTAAGACTATAAATAAATTTAGAAAAAAAGGTATGAGCAAAGCTCAAGCAGAAGAAGCTTACTATAGAGACCTAACAAGAATAAAACAAGAAGGTAAATTTCCAGAAGCTGATAGTGTTACTGATTTAATTGCAAGAAGGTTTTCTGCAGAAGGTGGTCAGCTTCCGGGTTACATAAAAAACTATGTACCTCAAATGCTTAACAGAGATATAGCTGATGCTGTATTTGATGACATGCTAAGTGTTATAGGAAAGAAATCTGAAATAGCTAAAATATTAAAAACTGATTTTGCATATATGGAGGGAGATGCTGTATTTGGTGCTATGGTAAACCCAGAACTATTTATAAATAAAAATAAAAAGTTAGCTGAATACTTAAATAAATTAATTCAAAGAAGTTCTGATAGGTTAAATAAAAATACAAGAGATTTAATTTTTGCTAACATAGAAAGTGGTTCTGACCTACAATATTTAAGAGCATATTCTAGAGTTGCTAATGGGTTATCAGAAGAATTATTTAACACCTTTGGAAACCTAGAAAAAGCAAGAAGATTTAATGTGCCAGAAGAATTATTAGAAAGAAACTTTAAAACATTGATGACTAGGTATGCTACTAAAGCTGCTAATAGAACTGCTTTTGTTAAAAACTTTGGTGCTAAGGGAGAGAGATTTGATGCCTTATTAAAATCTGCTGAGATAGAAGACAAAGGAATAATGACAGAGTTGTTCTCTCATGTTAAAGGAGATATAGAATACAATTCCAAATACAACTATAAACCAGAGACTAAGAATCTGTGGAGAAAATACATGGAGTGGCAAACAGGATTTAAGATAGGACTTGGTTATGCTCCTCTTATGAATGTATCACAGGCAACTATATCTACAGCTTTAGAAGCTGGGTATATTCCTTTTTTTAGAGGATTGTTTTCATTAACAAACAAAAACACAAGAGAACTTATTGAAAAATCTGGTGTAACTAACTACTCTATGTTTAATGAAATGATTGGTATATCTAACCAATCTAAAATAACTAATAAAGTAGTAGAAGGGTTAAGTAAGTTTAGTGGATTCAATGGTATAAATAAAATAAATCAAATAACTGCAGCGGCTACAGCTAGAGTTTTAGTAGATGATATGTTTAAAGCAGTTAAAGGTCAAGGTTTATTAGGTAGGTCTAAGCTTAGAAGAGAGTGGGCAGCTAGTAAGTTAAATCAACTTGGTATAGACTCTAAGGTTTCTAGATTAACTGATGATGATTATGTAAGGGCTATGTCTAAGTTTGCTAGAAGAAGTCAGCTACAAAAAGACATACTAGAAGACCCATTAATCTTTAATAATCCTAAAGCTAAAATGCTTACTCAGTTTAAAAGATTTGGTTACAGGCAATATAATTATCTTATGGATTTAGCTAGACATGATATAGCCTATGGTAACTTTATGCCTATAATGAGGTTGGCTATAGCTGGTGTGGCTGGTGCTTACACAGCAAATCAAGCTAAAGATTTTATGAAGAGGTGGATATCTGGAGAAGTACCTCCTAATGCAGATGGTGGTATGCCAGAAAATATACAGGAAATAGCAGAAGGTGTTATGGCTGTTGGTGCTTTTGGGTTTATGGGAGAACTTGTATCAGCTAGTTTAGATGAAGGAAAAACTGTTTCTAGTTCATTAAAATTCTTAGCGTACCCACCATTACTATCAGATGTAGATAATTTTTTTACTAGGTTTTTACCAGCTATAGAATCTGATTTTAGAGACTTAAGGGCTGATGCTTTACTGAGAAGTCCAGCAAGATTAGCAAAGCTAACAGGAAGTTCTTTACTAAGAGAGGCATCAAAGAGAATTGAAACTGAAGGTATGAAGTTAGATAGAATAAAATCTTCTAAGGGATTTAGAGTTAGAAAGATTATGAATATGCTAGAAAAAGCACAGACTAGCGAAGACTATGATAGAGCATATGCTGAAGTAGATGCTTGGAATAATGCAAATACTCAATTTCCTATAACTATGAGTGACATCAGCTTTAAAAAATTAATGCAAAGAAAGATGAAAAGATATAAGAAACAAGCGTTAAATGAATTTAAAGGGTTTAAATTATAATGCCTAAACAATCTATGTCAGATTTTCTTAAGCCACAAGCTACTACTCCTGCATCAACCAGCGTGCATAACAACATAGACTATTTACTATTTGAGTCTGAGTTAGATAACCCAGATAATAGTTTCAAATCTTTTATTTCTTCATACTATAAGTTAAGAAATACAGTGCCTACTTACGGCAATAAACTTCTATATGGCACAAATAAACCATTTACATTAGATAATTTATATAGCGATTTTACTCCTCAATATGGCAAAGAACTTTCCGGTTCATTTGGAATTGAAAGTCTAAGACCAACACCAGATATTGTAGAAAAAAATACATTAAGAAAAATTTGGGAAAAAGTAGGTAAGCCATATATAAAACAAAGCGACCATACACACAGAGCTAGTTTTCATTTAGGAGATAAAACAGATACTTTAAAAGTTGAAAGTGGTAATGTATCAGATTTGTTTGCAGAAATGGCTCATTCAGAACAATTTAAAGGGGACAAAAGCAAAAGAGAATCTTTAAAAAAACAAAATCAACAAGAATATATAAAACTTGGAGATTATAAAAGATATGAAACAAAAGGAACTGTAGAACATACAGCACATTCAATGATAGAGCCAAAGCTATGGGATAATTTTTGGACACAATTAGGAAGAACTGCTGGTTTTAAAAAAAGAAGAACAGAACCAGCGTCTTTTGCATGGGATGAAATAAGTCGAGATAATCTTAGATATTCTCCTAAAAAAGGTCGTATTGGGCACTCTGCTACTATTAGAAAATTTATCAATCAATATTATAATCGCTAAAAAGGATTAGGAGTACCACTAACTGTATCTCCTCTTTTGTTAGCCATATCTACTGCATCCTGTTCTGACTCTGTAACTAAACAACTGTTACCATGATATCCAACCTCACAAGAATTAGTTTGCCCATATCTGTTCTTAGCTACTATAAGTTCTAAATAACAATCGCTGTTGCCATCATCTCCATATCTAGATACCCAAGGATAATGAGAGAATACTACAATCTCTGCATCTTGTTCTAGGTTGCCAGACTCAGCAAGGTCAGATAGTCTAGGTACTCTGTCATTTCTATGCTCCATATTTCTATTCATCTGCGATACTAAAACTACAGACATATCTTCTGCCTTTGCTAACCACTTATAGTTACGGCTTACATCTCCTATCTTTAAGCGTAAGTCCCTTCTGTCTTGAGGTGGATGCTCTATTAACCCTATATGGTCATCAATAACTACATCTGGCTTGATAGCTTTTATCTCTCTAAATGTATTCTCCATATCCCTAACATCATCAAACATAAACAACTTACCTTCGTACAATTCTTTTATCTTATCTACAGTTGCTTGTATATTATCTTTGTCAAGGCTTACATTGTTTCTAAGGTTTCTATATTGCAAGCTATCACTTTCCATAGCTAAAAACTTCTTCATCATCTCTGTATTAGGCATTTCTCTATTAAACATTATTACTTTCTTTCCTTGATGAACTAAATTTCTAGCCATATTCGCAGCTACAGTTGTCTTAGCATTTCCGGGTCTACCAGCTATAATAGTTATCTCTCCTCTAGTCATACCTGTTATAACTCTATCTAATTTAGGTAGCCCTGTTTGTATCAATGTAGTAGAATTAAATATAGATTCTTTAGTCTCTTCAAGTAAAGCATTAACGCTAAATATTTTATTAGGTTGTAGCTTTATAATATTGCCTATTGTAGTATGTGCATCTTCAAGTAATGATTGAGTTTCTACGCTGTTATCGTCTATATCATTGGAGATAGCAGACATTTGTTTATTAAGCATCCTCCTTAGATAGTAGTTATGAAGCATCTTTGCATAGGTAACTGCATATGATGGAGACACAACCTTATCTAAGAACCCTGTTATTTCATACATAGCATGACGACCAGAATCTCCTAAAGAAACCTCGTTGCTAATTGTATTTAAATCTACTTGGTCTTTGCTATTATATATTCTCTTTATAGCTTTCCATACTTTCTTGTTAAACTCAGAATAAAAGAAATCTTCTGCAGTAATCCAAGATAATACTTTGTCTATTTGGTTAGGGTCTTGTATAAGACAACCTAACAATGCTTGTTCTAAATCTACGCTTTTCATTTTAATCCTTTAACTTAGGGGGTAGTCTATCTAGTTTCTTTCTCTCATATTCGTTTTGAAATCTTTGCTGTTTGCTTTCTCTTTCTACCATGCCACCTAAATAAGCTATGCTTTTGCCCATCTCAGCATAGCCTTTGTTTATAAATACCTGTATCATTCTTATAACTATATCTTCATCTACTCCATTTATTCTAACGAAGAAAGCACACTTGTCTGCATCTTTTAAATTCCAATTTTTATCTATTAACTCAAATACATTTTCTATGCAATTAGTTAGAGTAGGAGAAACAGATAACATAAGACTACTTAGTTTTTTTGATATCTCTCTCTTAGATATTTTCCCATCACACATAGGACATTTAGCCATCAAATATATCTCCGTACATATTTAATGTAATAATTATCATACCTATAGAAATTAAGGGTAACATGTTCTTAAAATCAAGAAGATAAAATAAATATGTAACTATAAATATCTCATTCATCACACATCCCACAATCACCTTTTTCTAACAACACTCCCTCAAATACAGTTCTTGGTAGATACCAGCTTTTTCTTGGAGACCTTTGCTTTCCAAATATGCTACGCTTGTTTGGTGTAAATGCCATCTTGCATTTTGTACACCTTAGAGGTGGGTTAGTTGTACATTCGTATGATGGTCTAGTCTTAGTGTACTTCTTATAATGTTCTGCACCTTGTGATGTTTGAGTAACACAATTCCAATCAATCCAATCTTCTCCTAAGTAATACACTAAAGAATCTATAGTTGCTTTGTTTTTTACAGCGTAATCAAACTCGCTATCTAATCTGTAATCATTACCTAGTATCTTATTGTTCAGCTTCTCTCCAACTATCTTGCTATTCATTTCGCCCCCTTCATTTTAGTTATTACAAATATATCTCCTCTATCTTCTTTAAATACAACCCAATCACAAGTACCCATAGATAACCATTTAGGTATAGTCTTTCTAACCTTGCATTGTATTTTTATAGGTTTCATTTCTCCACTACCACCAACAAGAATATCAACATCCTCTGCACAATCTGGTAGGGATAAACCATTAGAACCATAGGCTCTTCTTACATTCTTATATCCTAGTTTCTCTAGCCTAGCAACCACCTCATATTCAAATCTATTTCCCTTTGCTTTGCTTTTTGATGGCATCACTCCTCCTTCTTTTTGTTTTCTTCTTGAATGGACTCTCTAGAAATTTCTCCAATCCTTTCTCTACTTTCTTCCAAAATTCCATCTACCTTCTCCTTCATATATGTTTCATACTTATCCTTATCTCCTTTCATCTCTAGATAGTTGTAGAAGAAATCGCTAAGTACTTTTATTGTAGTTTGATTATTCATAGATACTTGATATAAGTAGTCTATCTTTCTTTGTGTTTTGTTTTTCTTTTTTCTATTCATAATAAATTCTTTGGGGTACTAGGCAGCCAACCTTGTTAGTCATCAACTATTCTTTTTATTATTGTTAATGCGTACCCCAAATATAATTATTCTCCTGTTAGTATTTGCATTATATCATTTAATTTATTTTCTATCCTATGTAGTCTAACTATGATGCTAATAAATATACATAGCATAAAAAACACATAGGCTTCCCAACCAAATATAAATGTTAAGTTCTCATTAAACAAACTCTCAAAATAATAAGACATATTCACTCCTATTTTAATTAAAGTATTAAGGCACTTTAGAGAGGCAAATCAACAAAACTCTCAAGGTGTGCCTAAGACCTATGCCTATACTTAAAAGGAAAAGAAAAAAATATAGGCTATGCATAAAATTTTTGGGGTGTTATAGCACACCCCTAGCTATTATTTTATGATGCTATAGAATAAGTAGCGTAACCCTTGCTCTTATCTGTAGTTATGTTCATAGAAAAATTAGTTCTAAGAACATGAACTATAGCAGCCAATCTCATTGTACCAAACCTAGTCAATGCTGACTTAGGTGTTAGTTTTCTTCCAGACAACAAGAATGTTCTCACTTTTTCAATTTGACTTTTTCTTTTTCTAGCCATTTTTTCTCCTTATTATATACGGTTCTTAGGTGTTTGATTAGCAAGCTGTCTTCTCTTTCTGACATCTCATAGACCATCTTGCCTCTCTTTATATCCCAACTAGCATCTAGCATTATCTTTATACCATCCTTCCATCCAAATGTATCTACAAATACCTCTTGTATTTCATTCCATTGTTTCGGTTGCATCTTTACTGCCTCCATACTCTGTATTCAATCTACTAGGATATAACTCTTCTTCTTCTTTCGTCATGCCTTCTTCTATATTCTTCTCTGCTATTCTGTCGTACTCTTTCATTAGCTTGTCTCTAAATACCTCAGCCTCTTTCACAAAAGAATCTAACTCTATGTGCTGACTAATCAAAGTATTTATTGCTCTAATGATTATGTCGTATTCGTTATTCGTTATTTTCATCTAGAATGGTAAATCAGATTCATCACGCTTACCATCTGCCCATCTAAAAACAGCAACGGCTTTTGGACTAGTCATATCTTCACCATCTCTATTCTTCCAAGTTTCGTGTGCCACTTTTATTATTGCAGGCATACCTTCTACTTCAGTAGGATTTATAGATGGAAGTGAATACATAGTCTTACCATCTATCTCTTTTTCCTCTATCTTAAGACCTAGTGCCTCTATCATAGCCTTGTAACCACCATTACCACCAGCATTAGGTTCTAAGTTTTTACTATCTGGAGTCTTAAATCTAAAGTAACCTTTAGACCTAACCTCTTTACCAACAAAAGCATTACCACCTATCCCATTAAACTCTTTAGTTGAGTTATCTGGAGATAGTCTGAATATAATATTATATATATCAGCTAGGTATTTACCTCTAACGACAACATCCTCTTTGACATGCACATCATTTACATGAGCAAAGTATTCTCCTTCTGGTGTTATAACATTAGGTTTATCTTCTGTTGGGTCGTAGAAAGATTCTCCTCCTACGCTATCATTTAGTATGTCACTTATCATTATTTGACTCCTCTTTTAGTCTGTTTATCTTACTTATTACTCTAAGAATATCTTTTCTCTCAATTTCTCCATGCTCTACAGAGTTAGATATTTTTAGCTTCCATTCTTCTGTTAGACCCTCCATCTCTCCATAGATATAATCTATATCCTCTTGAGTTAGTGATGGGTCTTCTACTCTATTCCTGTAAACATCATCAGCTATATTCATATACATATTAAAAGCCTTCTTCATACAATCTGTATTGGCTGATTTAATATCGTTTCCTATGTCTACAAACTCGTTAGAGCCTTTCTTCTTCTGTATTCTATGTGCGGCTGTCATATCGCCCTCTCTCCATATACCACCTTCATACCACTTTAACCTACCATGCACAACAAATGCTTCAGAACCTAGAGTTTCTGTTTTTATTATTGTCCAAGACCATCCTGCAAAATACTTATCTGCAAGTTTCTTCATATAAGAAATCTCTACATAGTCTTGCCCCATCTTCTTTTTCACAAAAGACTTAGGGGTATTCTCCATAGAAACTTTGTCATGTAAACTAGTAATACTAGCCAGACTTTGTTCTATTGATTCGTTACTTACAGCAACTTCTTTCAAGCCTCGCCTCCTTCTGTTTGCATTATATCTGATAAGATTGTATTTAGCTTTGTTGAATCTGTATCTGCTCTCTTCATACACTTCTTAAAATCATCTAACTCTTCATCTTGATTTGCTACTACATACATCAGATGTTGTAATGCGATTTCTAATTGCTCAACCCTAAAGTCTAGCTTGTAAACTTCTTTTCTTAAAGGGCTGACTCTCTTTCCTCTCATTGGCATACGCTCTCCTTATCTGTTTTCTGGTGTATCATCATCACTAGTTTTTACCATTCTATCTTTTATATCCCAGCTTTTCTTTTTATCTCTTTCAATCATAGCAACCATTAGTATAAGATAGTTAATGATGTCTTGTACTCTACCCTCAATAGGTTCAGAGTAAGTCTTTCTAGTTTTGAAATAACTAAATAAACTAGAAATATGTTTAGATAAATATACAGATAAAACTTCTATAGGTGCAATACCTAAATTGCTAGAAATACTATCAAAGTTCCACAATACATTATCATTGTGATTACCTTCTGTATATTCTATTCTTTTGCTATCAGACAGCTTAAATGTATCTTCTATAAACTTAGTTCTCATTTCTTCATACTGTTTTTTATTCATCTATTTCTCCTATTTTTATTCCAAAAATATATTAAGAACAATAAGAATATTCCTACAGTAAAGAACAAGAATGTAAGACTTAATACAAAAGCATTACATACCCAAGTTGCTAAATCAAACACTATCATTCTACTCTCCTTCGTAATATATACAAGCATCACTAACAGGGCAGTAGTTTCTACACTTATTGCCACCCCAACGCTCTTCTTCAGTACATTGTTCTGGCATGACACCACTAGACAATGCACTTTCTAAAGACACTTTCTTAGATAAAAACTTGTTAGTTAAATGGTCATCATGTATCTTAGGAACTTCTAGTAGGTAAATATTTCTATCCACTCCTCTCTCTCTTGCTATCTGTACACCACCATCTCTTACTGTAAGTTGCATCAACATCTTGTCTACAGGATAGTTATTCTTCTCTAATAGTAATCTATAGAAGTTTAACTGCCAACCCCAATCTCCAAAGTCTATAGTATTTTCGTCTATGTAGAACTGTTTCATTCTCTTGGGTTGTCCTTTCTTTCCCCATCTACTATTTCTTTTATACTTCTCAGTAGGATGAGGTACATACCTATATTGTAATCCTAGACATTGTGCAACTTTGTATGAACCTGTTAGTTTGTAGTCTATAATAGTTCTAGTTTCTTTATCATATAAATCTACAATACCTGTTATACCAAAATGTTCTAATGGTAACTCTGATTCTAGCCTAGATAATACTGATGCAGAATTCTCTAGCTTTTCGTGATGTAAAGTACCAGCTAAAGAGAATGCCCTAGATTGAGGGTCTATATAATAATCTGTAATCCTCTCTAGGTATGCTTGGCAAGTTCCGTTTAATAGTTCTGTAGTAGATGGTTTTCTATTTGGGTCTCTCTCTTGAGTCATTTGTATTAGAGATGGTAATGCTATTCCCATTCTCTCTACATCTACTTCTCCACTCACTACTTTATCTATGCCAATCTTCTCTCCATCTGGGTATGTAAAACCCTTTATCGGCATCTAATCTCTCCTTTTTTAGTGGTTGAATTTACATCTTTATTTCTGCATCCACAAGAACTTTTTATCTTTCTATTATGTTTTATTGTCTTGAGAATCTCTTCAGCTTTTTTCCAACCATGTTCTGTTACTATTGATTTTATTTTTCCCATTCTATTTTCTCCTCTGTTGTTATTTTGTCTATAGTGTCTGTTACTACATCTACATCTTCTACTATTTTTTGTAGATAGATGCCACTCTCTTCTAGTAGTCCAAACTCATCCTCTATGAATCCGTAAGTATCTCTACGAACTCCTCTAGAGTCTGGATATACGGCTAACTCTACAACTACAGTTTCATAGTCTGCGTCTATATCAAACGACTTATTATTCATATTACTCTCCTTTATTTAGCTTATTTAACATTTTATTCGCTTCCTCTATATTAGTAAAATCATAAGAATGACTTCTTTCATTTTTATTATGTTTACCATTGTAAGGCTCGCCATCAGAAACTTGATATTCAATTTTCCCTTCTTTTGTTTTGCCTATAACTAAAATATATTTTTTCATTATTTACTCTCCTTCTGTTCTGAACTTTGCAGTTCTCTTGTTTACATACTTTATTAATTCAGTACCTAATACATACCTTCTAACAACATTGGTAGTCTTATGATGTAGTTTTTCTAATCTAGAATCACTACTACTAAGTCTTATCCCTGCTTCTATAATAGCGTTGCATATCTTAATCCAATTAAGAATCTTCTCTTTGTTTAGAGTACCACTATGATGTCTAAACTCTATAGTTCCATGATAATACCTAGCGTGTAGATTAAGACCATGATATCTACTATCATTATACTTCTCTGTACTAGCACCATAACGGCTATAATAATAATCCACTAGAGTCTGTTCACAATTATACTTTGCTACATCTCTTAGACCTGTATAGCTTATAGGGAATCTCTTACACCAATTAGCTTTCTTTCTAGATGGTGGCATCATATTATATATAGTATCCTCTAATATTTTATATACCATACCTATACTAGCTATTTGTCTAGCATTTAAGTCTAAAGAGTTGAAGTGTATGTGTAGACCACAAGACCTATTAACTCTAGCTTCATATCTGTATGCCCAATCACATAGACTATTAACTGTATCATATAATGCATCTCCATCTGCAGGCTTAGACACCATCTCTGTGCCAGAGTATCCTTCATCTGCATTTATAGAACCATCATAACAATGAGTCCATCCACTTGGATAGTCTATAGATGATACATCATTAGGGTACTGACACTCTGCCTCTATGCCTACATATCTTTTTACATCTAGATAATTAAATGTACTAGAACTGCGAGCACTAGAAGGCACGGATAGGTTCTCTAATCTATCTACACAATCATCTTCGCTTGGAACACATGAGTCACAATAGTACTCTTCATTTCTATAGTACATATCATCTCTATCGTGAGCCTCTCCACAACCATAACAATAGTCATGGTATTCATAGAAACAATCTTGACAATAGCCTTCATCATTAACACAGCTAGTATCATCCATATGAATTTCGTCGCCACAACCAGCACATTCATAGTAATCCTCTTGGCAAGTATCACATCTACACACATCTAATGAAATATCCTCCCCACAATCTCCACAAGGATGTGTCTCTGGGGGTGGCTCTGTTTGTGCTTGTACTTGTGTAAGGCTAGGCATATCTACACCCCCACATTGGTTGTTATGATACCTACAAACAATCCATTAATCACCTTCAGCCAATTTAGTTTTCTTAGAGCATTGTATATATCTCTCTCTAATGTATCACTATTCCTATCTATATCTACCTTAGTAGATGACAAACTTTCTACTTGATTTATTAGAAAGTCTAGGTACTCATCATAAGAGTGATTAGATAGAAACGGATTCTTTTTTGCTCTCTCATATAAAGTTCTAATAACATAATTCTTAGACTTTAGTTTGATAGAGTTAGGAAACCCCACTAGAATCACTTTCTTCATCACTACCCCCTTTTAATAGATATTTAGGAACATCCTTAAATAAATCATCAGCACAATCTATACATTCCCATTTGTTTATATCTTCATTATAGTCTAGGTCATCTACAAAACACTCTTCATAGCACAACTCACAATAGAACTGTTCTTTCATATCGTGAAGAGATTTAGTAGCTGGACTCATATTAAACTCTTCTGCAGGCAAATGCTCTGCACAATAGCCATTCTTGTATTCATAGTCTCCACATTTAGTACAGTAGCCATCATTCTCAAATGTATTGTAGTTAGAATCACAACTACTTACATTGTTGTAATGACTACCATAACCCCAATTATAGCTACCATAACCATAGTCTATACCTTGACTTAGAGTAGAGAACTCTTCTGTATCATAGAATGGTTTTGTAGAGAACTTAGATGTATCAAAACTAAATATCTTGTCCTCTGATACATCTTGTATCTTTAGCATTAACCCTGCATCTCTCATAGCATCTTTCATAATTGCTCTTGTACTAGCAAAGAATAGAACCTTAGCTTTCTTCCAATAAGATACAACCATTGGTCTACCACTCTCTCTAGCTAGATGTAAAGTAGTGTTGTTCTCTTTTGCCCAAGCTACTGCAAAGTCTCCGTTTATATGCTCGAAAGCCTTAGACTTTTTTGTAGTGTTCAGAGATTGAAATATAACCTCTGAGTCTACTTGAGGCACAGCTTTACCTAGATTCTTAGCTACTTGATTGTAGTTATATATAATACCATTATGTATACCTACAACCTCACCTATATTAAATGGGTGTGCATTGTTTACTGTCTTTGCTCCTGTAGTTGCGTATCTAGTATGACCCAACACTATAGATGTGTCTTCATCTATCTTGTCTATAACATTAAACCACTCATGCTTACCTGTTAAGGTTTCAGAGTCTGTCAATGTCTTGTATGTATACCTATCTTTAGGATTCATAATAGAGAAGCCTGTACTATCTTTGCCTCTACGAGATGATTCCTCTGTAAGATATGTAAAGGTACGCTTGAGAATGTCTAGCTGATTTTGAGTCTGCTTTTGACTACTCTTAGCGAAGCCAAATATACCACACATATGTTTCTCCTTTTATTTGTTATTGTTTATTCTGTCTCCTATATAATTACTTGAATAGTTACCACCTATTATATCTATCAACTTCATAGGGGTGGTTTTCTCTATCAAGTTTCTATTATATAAAATCTTATTAAGTCTTTTGCCTCTATTTGTAGATTGATTAGCAGTTTCTTTTGTAGCTTGCATAATATTATAGAGGAATCTAACCCATTTGTAGATAGGTCTACCATCTAATGAACCTTCGTGATGTCTAAATTCTATTGTACCGTGATAGAATCTAGCGTGTAAGTTTGTACTTGTATACCTAGCACTATTATATCTTCTATTGTCTATGGTTGTATTGTTTCGTTCTTCATAATAATGTTTAGATAAATCTAATATGTTTCTCCACTTAACTATTCTATTATAGTTCATTACAAACTTTTTAGCATAGGAACTATTCCTTCTCTCTCTAGGTAGAGACTCTTGTATTGTATCGTCTATATGATTCATAATTATAGATAGTATCTGCATTTCTTTGAATCTAAAATCTCTAGCGTTAAAATGAACATGTATACCACAAGAACCATCTACCCAATTCCCCTCACTAAAATGATGGTCTTCTAGATTGTCTATACTTCTAGCTATGTTTGAACCAATCAAAGGCTTTCTATGTTTGAACTCTATGCCTCCATCAGATAGAGAGCCATCATGTACTATCTTCCAACCCCTTAGTTCACCTACATTATCTATATAACTATCTGAGTCATCATATTCTGTAATAACTTCACTTTCTATAGAACAATGTCTATGTATCTTACTATCCTTATCTATCTCATGTATAGATGGAGTTCTATATTGTCTTGTTGTATTATACAAGTTACTAGTTAGAGCTTCATCTGCACAATCATTACAATATTGATAGTCATTTATCTTAGTGTAGCTATTACCTATACTTGCTCTATGTTCATGTAAAAACTGATTTCTGTCATCCTTACTTTTTATAGAAGTACACACATCTATATCTAAATGTTTATAGTTCCCACAATGTGTACAAAGTCTATATATATAATTCATACAATCACTACATATCTTTTTTATATCAGATTTTGCTAGCAGTTTTACTATAATATCATCACTATATCTATTTAGTTTTTCTTCGTAATACAAGTCATCTAATCTATTTTCATATAGGCACATATCACATTCTTTTTTAAGATTTATATATGCTTCAAAACAATATTTATCGCCATCTACATTAACAGATTCTTCATGTGGATTATAGTATAAAGTTTTATAGACTTTACATTTATAATGATAATCACTCTCAGCGTAAACATGTGTAGATTGTTTATGTACTATAGAATGAAGATAACTTTTTTGTATCTTAAAAAATCTATTCTCATGATATATAGAGTCTACCCATTCTATAGCATTATATGCTAAATCTATTGTAGGAGTAAATCTCTCATACATAACAGTTTTTATAGTATTTGGATTTAAAGCCTTAGTCATATCTGTTTGATTAGCTACATAGAAATTACCATAAGGACTTATACCATAATCTTTACTATCAAAATATATACAACCAACCCTAGATAGAAAATCGTATCTACCTTGAAACGCTAGGTCATTTGCTCTAGCTAGATAAATCAGATTGTTTACTGTGCTCTGTATAACAAAATTATGGTGTATAGTATTCTCAGCATATCCTTCAACACCACCTATAGACCTTAGAACTTTAAAAGTTCTACATCTTATAGAGTTATTTAAGTTATCATCACTTGCACTTAAATCATTATGAAAAGTTTTATTATTAGCTAAAGCGTGTAGAACAATATGTCGTATATTAGCAAAATTAATATCTTCTATTTTTGATACTCTAGGCTCTACACGATATACTGTTCTAGCATTTAATACTAATACTTCATTTAAACATTGCATCTCTAACCTCTCTAATTATATATATAATATAATCTTTGCATAGAATAGCCACACCACTAGACAGTAATGTAACTATACTAATGTGTGTTTCTCCACAAGAGCCTAGTAGATGATGTATTATCTCTCTCATTCTCTACTCCTTATCTGTTATCCAAAAGTATTCTATATTAAGTGGTTCTTCCCAACCATACTTACTATAGAAATCAAAATCTTTTCTAAGTAAATTACTTCTATGTGATGAATGTACTCTATCATCACCTATCCAATAGGGCATCTTTACATTAGACCCTACACTATACATCTCCATTGTATTGTTGTATCCTCGTAGAATCCACTCTTCTATCATAGCGTTTCTGTATAGAACAAGTGCTTCTTCGTAGCCTTTCCACATTAGAACAGCAGGATGATTTAGCCAGCCTCTATAACTTCTGCCACTCTTAGTAGGTATATTACATAGAGCGTTGTATATCTGTAATGCTTCTACTCTTTGCTTACCTAGTCTTTTGTAGTCTAGTATTTGTGCTGACTCTCTAAAATCTTCTGTAGGTAGAAATGTTTGCATCTATATATTTTCTCCTATATGTTTATAATAAAATTCAAACCTATAAAACAAAAAAGCACTATAATTAATAGTGCTATTGTAATCTCTTGTATACTCTCTAGTATACTAATTAGTCTCTCTTCAGAGTCTCTATCCATTTTCTTTCCTATGTTTTACCAAGTCTTTGGGTCTATGCCTCTAACAAATTTTGTTTTCTTAGTTGGTAGATTCTTTAGAACAAATCTCGCTCTATCCCTTTTGTGTCTTTTCTTGTCTAGTTCTAATTCTTCGGCATAGTCTAGTTCTGAAAGTGTTTGAGCTAGAGTCAATTTCTTGTATACAGTTCTAGTGTCTAGGTCTCTGACTTCTATAGTGTAGCCTTCTCTATTCTTTTTAGACCGTATCAATTCTATAATATACCAAAGTTCTGTTTGTGTTTGTGGTTCTAGTTCTACAACTTTATTATCTATATTATATTCTAATGTATAATAATTGTTATCTATATTTTTAATGTATTTTATAACTATATTACCTTTCAATTTTATATGTCCATACCTATAATAATTAAAAGGGTTATATTCTTTATAATTATGTCTAAAAATATCTTTGGTTTGGGTAGGCTCTGCCAAGTGAGAACCTACCCTTTTTTCTATGTTTCCCTTCTCTATCATTTACTTGCTTATATTGAGAGTAACTTTTCCGATTGTCTGACCAGCAGGTAAATTGTTTTCCCAATCTATCCTGTTTTTTTCTACGATTTTAAGTAAAGAATTAAATGCTTCCTTTACTTCTGTTGGTGCATAGTGCATCTTTGGAGGAGTAGATATCTTTCCTTGTTGTATCATTTTCGCTTGGGCTTCTCTAGTCAAAAAACCGTCTACGACCATTCTTTCCGAGTTTTCAAAAGTTAATAACTTCATTGTTATATATTCCTTTCTTCTATGCTCATTCGCTCTAG